GTTACTGGTAATGTTGCTTCTGGTTGTTCTGCCATTATAACTCCTTAAGTTTATTTCTTAATGTTATTTTATACTTTGTGATATTGTATTTGAGAAAAGGTCTGTATCGCACTATTCTTTCGTATAGTTTTGGCCATAGCACGGTTTCTGAAATATCTTTATTTAATCGTTTTGAGAACGAAAGCAAATCTTCTAGTATCACAAATGTTTCAAGACTTATCTTTTTAGATAAAACCATCTTGAGTATCGGTGGGTGTTGCCCCTTTACAGATGTGAATATATCATCAAAACTCATTTTATTTGCAGTCATTCGTTCTATCATGTAATCAATATCTTGTTCATAATAATAGTGTAACGCTTCTATTCGTTTCGACCATTCTTTATAGCTTTCATCACCAGAGTGACCGATGATGTCACCAACCCATAGATTAGTATTAGTAACAAAGTTGCTAACAAAGTAATCAACAATAGTGATATCGTTATAAGATTTAGAAAGCTTATGAAAGAAATACCTATCCCTTCTTTTAGTAAATGTTTCCAATCGTGCAGTTGTTCGTCCGCCGTGCTTATGAAAGTCATAGCTTTGGTTTTTACTTGTGAAATGGAGTTTGATTGCCAGATAGACTTTATATACTTCGAAACCATTCATTGTCCTTATCTTATAGAGGAAGTTGTGGCACTTTATCTATGTTCAATAGATTAAGATTTTGTGCCTCGTAAGTAACTTTCTCTTTTAATGCTTTGTTTACTAGTTTCTTAGAATCACTCGGGTCGATTCCGTTCTTCTCACAATACCAAAGAATGGCATCTATGTAGGTCATCTTTTTAGTCTTAACTGTTTCTTCAATAAGAAGTGCAAACTTATTAGGTGTGATTATCATTTTCATAGGTCTATTATACTATACTTTGAATTGTTTGTCAAGCTCATGTTGTGTAATATATTCTAAATTATTACAGTCATGCCACTCTGGTATTATAACATCTATTGGACTTGTTCCGATAGCATTTGGGGTTACTTTGTAAAACTTTGTGTCTTTAAATGTGTCGAATGTGTTCTTATGTTGTTTAATCCAGTGATTTAAATCGTCTTTTGCTGAATTATCAGGTCTTTTAAATGGCGAATCTTCACTATGATAACAACGGGTGCCCGCATACACATTGTTTATTTTTTCATCAGTTGAATACAAATCATGACCGATAATATAAACTTCTTTTGCGCCGAGTTCACACGCCAAATAGATTGCTCTTGTACCTGTTGCATAGGCAAATTCGTCTATACCAGCTTCTATGTCTACCGCTTTATCAGGCGTAAGAACACCTGTTACATATGTTATACCTTTTCTTTGACCATCATCATACTCATTACCATGATAAACTGCCTCATGGGTGAAATCTAAATCTGCTGGTGATAGTGATAGAGGACCTGTATTTGAATTTAATAAATCATCAACGACCATCATTGGTATTGGCGTCCAGTATCCTAAATGAGCAGTATTTTTAAACACATATCCTGAGCGATAGATTTCATGAGCGATTGCCGTATCTAATGCAACTAAAATGTCAGGAGTAAAATCTCTATAGACTGCATTACAACCAATCACAGCACCGTGTTCTTTGTATTTGTCGAGGTCTAAACCTATTCTTGATTTGCCGTTACCGAAACAGAAGTATGTCATGTGTTCACCTTTTGATTAATGTAAGTGCCAGTTTGGGTTAGAAGGTACTGGCAACCCCCTTAGCAACTTAAGCTGCTAAAGCGTACTGGTTAGAGTTTGCTTTTATTTTTAGTTTAAAGTCTTAGGACTATCCTCTCTTGTAATCTTTCAATAGCAATGTCGAAGTCCAAGTCATCCCCACAAAAATATTCTATATAAAATACTTTGGTGGAGATGTTGGGAGTCGAACCCAAGTCCATCACCTTTACTTAATCACCGTCAATGAGAATTCGGTTGACTATTTTAGCATTTGTGCTAATCTATCTTGTTCAGTCCAGAATTCATCAATCGCTGGCTGTAACAAAGGTACATAGTCTTTTTTATCTTTTACGAAAGTCTGTACAGTACCATCTTCACATACTATTAGAATAGCAATCTGGTCGATTGCTTGCCCATATCGTTCTTCATACATCTCACAATAAGCAGTACATTGAATGAAATAGTTTTCAATCCATGCTTCTTTCTTTTCTTTTGTAGATGTCTTAAAGTCTATGACTGTTAGTTTACCATCATAGTCTGCGATACAGTCAACACGACCTGCAATACCCCACTTATCACTATAGAGTCCGCCTTCTTGCATAACTATATTATTTATATTATCTAGTTCTGACTTCAGTTGAGTGAACATAAAGAGTGGTAGTACCTCTTGATTTTTTAGTTCTTCATTATTTAGATAGTTCTCAGCGAGTTCATGAACAGCAGTTCCTCGTGATGAGGCGGCTCTCATTATTCTATTTGCAGCGGCTTCACCGACTCTTTCACGCCAAGCATTGATACCTTCTTTCGCTCTGCCTGAAAGAACAGTTGTAATAGAAGGATACTTGTTACCTTCTGGCGTTACATAGAATCTATTCTTGTTGATAGTTTCTGTGTAAACCTCTGGTATCTGATGTAGTAAAGGTGTATGTGTGAATGTTTTCATATTATATTTACTTTTCATCAAAGTGTTCAAATCATCACTCATTACATCGCCTCATACAATTCATCTACAAGTTGTTTTTTAGTTTTGCGTTTGTCCAGTTCAATGCCGTTATCACGACCAACTAGTTCTAGTTGTGATTTAGACATTTCAGCGAGTTCTTCTTTAGCAATCTTCTCGCAGTCTTTGTTGAACATACATTTGAATGTGTGAATACACTTCCTCATAAAACTAGGTTTTACAGCAGTGAATCCATTTATTTTTTTAGTAGTTTTAGCCACTTCTTTCTCCTCTTAATATATTAGGTATATTATATCAGAGATTGAAGGTTTTGTCAAGCGTTTTGTGAACTAATTTCTTGTGATTGCTATAATCTTTTTGAGTTGTGCTTCAATTACTTCTGCACGATTGGGCCAATGAATATATGCCTCGGGTGATTTTGCTAGTTTGATAAGAAGTGGTATGATTAACTTCTCTAGGTCTTTAAATTTGTCTGCTTGTATTTTGCCAAGATTATCTTTTCGTAAATCGTACTCATCGTCCATCTGTGATTTTGCGATTTCAAATTCAACTTCATTCTTAGCGTCTATCTTCTCAGAGGCGCCTGTAACTTCACGAAGTATCTTGTCTAGTTTTGTTTCTAGTCGTCCAATGATTTCAGTAGATACTGCCTTGCCAACGCCAGCGGCAGTTTGTTTAACCACATCTGCTGTTGCCTGTGTACTTGATGCTGATGTTTCTGCTGGTTTACTTGAAACGCCTGTGAAACCCCAATCGCCACCTGAGTCAAATCCATCTAAAAAGTCAAAGTCTGCCATTAGTTCCAGTTTCCGTTGTGTAGTTCACTCATTCTACGATTAATATCTTCTACCTGTCTTTGTAAATCATATAACATTTGAGTGTTGTCAGGTTTACCCATGTTAGCATCTCTGACTTGATATACAAGTTCTCTTACACCATCTAATTGTGTCGTTGTAACATTACTAAATGAATTCTTTTCAAGATTTTGTGTTGTGCCTTCAAGAACACTTAGAATCTTTTGAATTTGTAAGACTTCTCTTTGAAATTCACTTACTTTAAAAGACATAGATTCTTTTTGATTGTCTAACTTAATACTAAGTCCTTCTAAACCATTTTCGATATCACGATTTGCTTCTTCAGTTTCAAAGTCTATACGACCTTCAATACCACCTATACGCTCATGGGCATCTTCTGCCATCTCGTAAGCGCCATTGAGTTTAGTTTCTAAATTAGATGCTATTTGTAATCCGCCGTATGTTGCACCCAATACTGGTATTATGATACCGGCGTAACCAAGATACTTCCACATAACTTTATTCCTTTATATTCTTTAGTTATATTTATATCTTTTATACTATTTAAGTTCGTTAATTCCTTGGGCTTTTCGCAAAGATTTATCTCTGTGTTTCTTTCTAATTTTTTCGACTTTAACATCTTTGTTACTTCTTCGCTTACCATATTGTTTAGTAAGTTCACTATCAGGATGTGCCTCTGATATTTTAGACAATGTTTCTTTCCAACCATCATCAGTTTTAGCATCAATATTATCGCCTTGAGATGTAACAATGTTTACTGATTCAATTACTAGTTCCATGTTAGGATTAGATATGATTTTTTCCATGTCTGAAATCGACATAAAGTCCTCATATATTACTCCTGTTTTCTTATTTTTAAATGTGTATGTCGGCATTTATTCCCTCTGTGAACCATGTTGGTGTTGTAGTTTTCCATGTTGCAAAACCTCTCTTATACTTTATATAGTAATCTCTGTAAGCAGTAATACTATCTTTATTCTTTACATCATCAGGCATTGCCTGTATCGGTTGTGTAAACGGTGCATCAGGAATATTTATCGGCGAATTCTTTAGTGTAGATTTCAACTTGACAACTGACATGTGGTCTTTACCATATCGAATCTGAAACTCTTTATGCAAACAAATCCACATCTCATACAACCACTCATAGTTTGCTTTACTTTGTCTTAGCCATATGTTACTTGGGTGATTGACATGACAAGATTTGTATAGATAGTGGTCTTTTGTTGGGTGAGAATATGTTTTCATTGTGCGACCTATCTTGTTCAGGCAAATGACTTCTTTGCCGTCAAGAACTCTGTGTGCGGTAGACAACAATTGAGCATACTCAACTAGCATTTTACTGCTGTGTTTATCAAGGTGCATCTCTGCACATATCTTTGGGTTTTCATGTAGGTAAAATATATTCATAATGTTATTATACTATAGTTTGTAATAAAAGTCAAGCGTTTACAGGTCATATTTGCCTCGTAAGTTGTATTTGATTACATCTTCGATTAAGTCTGTATAATGGTCCTCAGCAGCCCATCTCTTGAGAGTTCGTGCCAACACTAAAGCGTCTGTTATACCGTCGCCTCGCATCTCTCTGAACTCAGCATATGCAAATACTTCGTTTATGATTCTCATGTAATCTTTAACACTATCACATTTTGTTTCGTAAACTTTTACACCCCAACCAGGCCAGACTGTTTTAAAAGTTGGGTCAACTGATTTTGGCAGTGGTATCAAATGTTTATCTTCTTGATTCCAAGTTCTGATGCCGAATAGATTATTTGCCTCGTCAGAGATTCTACTCTTACCCCAAGCAGTTTCGATTACTGCCTGTGCAACAATCAATTCTGAAGGTATCTGTTTACTTTTGGGTATGGTTTTGTTTAAATCTTTAATACAAGAGTTCAAAGAATATATAAACGAAGATTTTGAATTTGTTTTGATTTCGGCTGCATGTGTGTCAGACACAAAAGCAAATAAACTTATTGCCATGATACATGCTGTAAAAACATGTATGACACTTATTTCAAGTTTTTCTTTTGGTCTTTGATATTTGTTTTTTTTAATCATAAAAGAATCTCCATGCTTCCTCGTCTGTTATGGGAAGTTTCTCATAAGGTACGGTGTCTTTCGATAATGGTAAATCATCTTCTTCATTCATAATATAAAACCCCCATTTCTGAGGGTTTGTGGAAAGTTATACAGGGTAAGAAGGTTTCGCCTCTTTTTGCATAAAGTCATCATCCCAGTTAAATGCATCTTTCACTAAATTAGCAGTAAATCCTTTGTAGTCGTTGTTCAATCGTTTGTTTACAACTGATACTAAGAACGCCGCTTCTTCGGCACAAAGTCCTTCAAGTATTTGTATAAAAAGAACTTCTCTTTTTGTACTTGATAGTGTGTTGTCGCCACCTTTTGTAAACAGATACAAACGCTTTGCTTCTTGATGAAGTACTGTATGTTCTGTTCCAATAGGAGCATCATTTGCCGTGTAAGGTACATCACCTTTTGGTAACATCCATTCTATTCTCGGGTCAAATGCACCTTTCAAGACTTGCCTTAAAGGTACTGAATCGTGTTCTCTCAATACTTTTAGTTTTCTTGGTTTGTCTTTAGCGTTGTTTACCTTTGTAGCAATTTCATGCATCATAGGGGGTACGGACCTGCCTGCTTCAGACATTGCGGACATACCTCTTCTAGTTGTAAGTGCTGGGTGGGATTGTGTTGTTGCTTGTTCGCCAACGATTGTACCATCGGCATTTCTTCTGATTATTGTCATGTTAATTTCTCCTTAACAGTTCTTTTGAAGTCTAAAATTCGTCTATGACTTCAATTAAAGTTTTAAGCTTTCTTGTAATAAAGTAGTTCAGTATCTTACTTCTGTGTGCTACTTTAACCTCGTTAAACTCATCATATATTTTCGCCTCAAGTTCTGGCGGTATTAGACTTAAATCGATTAGTTTTCGATTTCGGTCATAATTCTGTTGTTCTTCTGGAGTCATGGTCATAACCATTTCATTTAACCATGCCTCTATTTTCTTTTTAGTCAAAGGTCTTTGTCGTCTACCTTCAATGAAAACATTATCATCTGACAATACATTTGGGATGCCATCACTTCTGTCACCTTTTAGTATATGTTCTTTAATATATATACTCGGCGTTTCATCTTTTCCTATGAACTTATTCAACACAGGACTATACTGTTGCACATTCTTATTGTGTAACTGTATGAAATCTTTGTCGCCAGATAGTATCAAAATCTTCTGGTCGTGATATTGTCGGCACAGAACAGCAATAATATCATCTGCTTCTGCCGTATCAAGTTCAACATACCTGTAAGGCATGTGTTCTTTGAGTTCTCGTCTAATGTTCATTAGAATCTCAAATATCTTAGGCCAGTCATGGTCTGATTTCTGTCGTGATTCTTTACGATTTGCCTTGTAGTTTGGGAATACTTGTTTACGCCATACATTACCACTATCACAAGCAAGAACCATCTCGCCATACTTATCACGAAACTTTCTGTTATGCCCACGAAGTGAGTTAAGAACCATGTGTCTGACTAAATCTTCACTTAGTTCTGGCGCATTTCTACCATTGATTTGTACCATCAGGTTAGAAATCATTACTTGACTTAAATCAACTATAATCATAATTTATTCTCCGAATCTATCACTTGCTCTAGACCTTTGTTTACATAGTCGTGAGGAAGTTTCTCTGCATACATTCTTGGAACTAACTGAATAATTTCTACTTCAGGTTCTGATTCTACTATTATTTCATCATCATAGTAAGTGCCGAAGGCAAGTTCGTCTTTGTTAGCGTATGAATATTCAACGCCGTTAATGTCTTTTACCATATTTTTCACCTTTTTTCATCATAATATAGGTATATTATACACTAGTTTGGGAGTTTTGTCAAGCTTTATTTCAGTTATCTTCTCAAAAAAGAAAGGAATCCTTTCTTCTTTGTTGCAGCAGCTCCTGTTGCCTTTTTCATTGCAATTTCATTATCATACCAGTCTTTTGCTTTCTGTTTACTATATTTCTTTTTCTTGTGTTTGTTGATTGCCTTATAAACTTGATTGTTTATATATTTCAAGTCATAATTATTATCAACTTCCTCATAATTACCCGACCCAAATATGTTCTTCAGTTGTGCTTTGTTTGCCTGAACTTGTTTGTGGCTTGATTTTACCATATGGTCTGGAAGCGCCCTTGGTCTTAGTTGATTTCTTTTAAGTGCAACTTCTATTGTTGTATTAACAAACACCATGTAAGTGTCATAACCAATTACTTGTAATGCTCTCATATCTCTTTCTATTCTAGGAACATCTCTTGCAGTACTATCTAATATAAGACCTAGTCGACCATCAATTGCGTGTGCTAGTTGTGATTGTGTTCCTGTCTTAGACCTTTTTCTAAGAAAGTCTTTTTGTCTTGTTTGAAAGTCTGACATAGCTGTCATCTTTAGTTCTAAACCTACCTTTCTAGCATAGTTTTCAAGGCCTATATCAGTATTGATTACTTTTAAACCTGAACCTTCTAGTGTTCGTGCTGCAACCCATGACTTGCCTGAACCAGGTCCTCCTGCTAAGAAGAATGCTTTAAATATGTGTTTGTCGTAAACACCTTCTGTTATAAAATCTTTAAACTCTTGCATCTACGCCTCTACATGAAATGAAATACCACAACCACATGCTGCCTGAGCCTTTGGGTTGATATATGTGAATTCGCTTCCCATCAAATCTGCCTTATAACCTATTTCAATACCTGATAGATATCGTTCATTTGATTTGTCGACTAGTAGAACGCCATCAATCTCTTTATCATCT